CCTCATACATCTCCAAAGCTCTGGTCAAGTTGATGGCACCACGGGTCACCACACCACCACCACCACTGCCGTGAAAGTATTTGATTTTGGTAGCCATCTGCACGTTGCCATTGAATGTTTGGCGAACAATCAGCCAACCACCATATCCACCAGCGAACACATTGCTCCCAGCTTTGTAGTTGAGAAGGTCCACGAATCGCTGAAGGATGTCAGTCTCTTGATACTTGATGATTGCGGTCTCATGGTTGCCGTATCCGATGACTGTCAGGATGTGAGCATACGGCAGAAACCACTCAACAGCGGTGTCGACTATGCTATCCAGGTACTTTGCATTGTTGTGCTCTGGTCGGATATCAGACTTGTTGCCTCTGCGATCACCACGCCCTTGCATGAGGCAGAACATATCGCCATTTATCATGACGGGAATGTTGTGCTCCAGGCAATAGTCGAGGTCACGCTTGAGGAGCTTCCAATCGCTTTTTGGATTGTCCCAATGGACATCTGATAGCATCGCTATCTTCACCAAGTTGCCCTCGAGTTGTAGCTCGTGGATGTTCTTGGCGTGCTTTTTTAATATCATATATTGGATTTAGAGTATCTGAATAGATACATTGTTCCCATGCCAATCACAAAGCCAAGAATCAGCACCCAAAATGATGGCTTTTCTTTTTGTGATTTGTACTTTGCCACCTCTATCTTCTGCACCTGGCGAATGGTGTCACGCTTGAGCTTATATTCAATCTTTGTTTGCCATCTTGTTTTGGGCACATAGGACGTCTTGTAGCGCACTATGGTGTCCTTTTGGACCAGAATCTTCTCCCAATAGATTGAATCGTTTACAACGTATGGAATCGAGTCGATTGAGGTGATACGGATGGTGTCAGCGCCACCCTCCTCGCAACGGTAACCCTTATCAAAGGCTTTACGGACGTGGTAATTTACCGAGCAACTTGTCGCAAATATTGCCAATATTAGAGACAGAATCTTCATAAGTTCTCAAGCATTTGAATCATTCTCAGGCATGGATAGATGTCACTCTTGTCCTTTCTGACCGAATTGTGAGTATAGATACCAGGAGTGCCCTTGAATGCCTCCTTGTCAAGCGAAAATATCTGCGCTCTATATTCTCTCGGTATGTTATAGGTATCGCAGAGATACACGAGCAATTGTCGAGTGCTTTCGATTTGAGCATCTGTATATTTATACCAATGCTTGAATCCCTTAAATGGCTCATCCAATGTGGTCACCATAGATTCAGGAACTCGAGCGTTCACATAGTTGTAGAACTTGCCATCTTTCTCCTTGAGATATCCCCAGTTGCAGACCTCGATTCCAACAGAAGCCTTGTCAAGATTTTGATATTTGGCACCTTGACCTTTGAATTCTGCTTTGCTGATGCCAAGATGCCATGCCCAATGCTTTGAGCTGAAGCACTGAACAATCAATCCATCTTGACCAACCACAAAAGCAGTGGCTACTCTATCGCTGGTGCCGTTCCAATACCTACTCACTGCCTCTGCATTGCCGTTGCCAGCAGTGTGGTGCAAATAGATTTGAGTCTTGGCTGACTCCTCGGCAAAGTACTGCGACTCTTTGAGCCTGACTTGCTTGATTTTGGAGATGTCTAATTCCATTTATCGAGTTCTGCTTTAGATCGTGTAACGAATCTACGCATGGCAGCGAGGATGTTCTTGCCGGTCACGCTCTCATATGATTCGTTGATGCTCTTGACTTCCACTATCACGCAAAAGAAAGCCACAAATTTTGTCATGATGAGCTCAACTGCGATGAAGTGAGCGATGATATCACCAGCGATGTACTTCTCAATGAGGAATGTGAAGATGATGCCACCACAATAGAGCAATGACTTGCCAATGGTATCAGATAGTCTGCGAGATTTGAATGCTTTCCAGCCTCCTTTAGTGACGCTGCGCCATACTCCGAAGATGGTGTCAATGAATATAGCAAGAATGGCAATCAACACCATTGGTTGTACTGGTGCGAGTATTGTAACGAATGAAGCGGTCAAAATAAAAAGGCTGTTTTTCATCAGATGACAAGAATTTGGTTGTTATATCCGTTGTTGCGTGGGTAGCCACAATTCCAGGCACCATTCATGAAGCAGTCACCGATGCACTGCACGCACTCAATTTGTGGGCGAAGGTCGGTATCACGATTCTCATGGCTAATGAAGATAGGATATTCTGCTCGGTTTTTTACCAGGTATCTGATGAGGCGCATCTCAAAGAAAGATGCTTTCTGTGCATAGTGCTCCATGCCGAATGCAACTTCGCTGCGAGAGACTGGCTGTGAGAAATCACCACTCTGTTGCTGGAGACCTTTGTTCTTGAGCTGATACGTCAATCCAAAGACTGCATCTTCAGCAGACCTCCATGCGATGACAGGTTGAATGAACAACACGAGCTGCTCCTCTTCAGGTGTGAGAGTCTGATCGTTGTATGCCTCGAGCAAATGGTTGTAGAATACGGTGCCCAATATCGGCATCACTCGGAGCTGTGCTTGAGTGGCTACATATGGGAATACATCAGTCACATCCACATTGGCGGTGATTGGTGTGTTGGTCTTGAGGTAGTTTTCTGTGATAAAATACAACATTACGCTTGAGGTGTTTGTTCTTGAATTGGTTGAAGTCCAGCAAGTGCTCTTAATTCATTTGGCGTCATTTGTTCAATAACTTTTTGAGCAATTGATGGCTCAAGGCTATTTAATGAATCAATAATATGCGCCATTTGTTCATCACGCTCAACAATGGTTTCATTGATGATTTGGAAGTTGTTGATCGTGAAGTCAGCGAATCCGAGCTTGGCGATGTGCAGAATCTCATTGAAGATATCTTGCACCTGCTCTCTGAGCGGCATCACGACATTCTTTTCAAAGATGACATATGCTTGCTTGATGTCGCTACCAGAACCAAGCGAGCCAGTGGTGCGGACACCCATCAAGATTGGGTCGATGGTGTGAGCAAAACATATTTGCTCTGTGTTCAATGCGGATGCTTCCTGGAATAGCTTGTCATTCGAGTTGGTTGGAATGCTCTCAATCTTTGGAAGCTGGTCTTGTGAGTTCGCAAAAAATGCAGCAGTCTTGCCAGCGTTCTGAGCTCCTTTGAGCTTGTCGATAGTGTTTCTGAGCACGTTCTTTTCTTCTTCCGATTGCGGACGTTTTGGGAACATGATCGCAAAGGATGGGAAGATGCTGTTCTGGATGTTGCTCTTTGCAAAAAATGACAGGTCGCCACTCAAAAATGCAAAGTTAAGTGCAGAGCTGTACTTTGGTAGCGGATACCAATCTTGACCAAGGGTCTCAACCTCATAGACAAACAACTGCTCTGTGTCAGTGCAAGTCGGATGGTGTCTCTTGATTTCTTGCACATTGATTCGAGCCGACCAATCCTCACAGATGAAGTACTGATTTGGTTGACGACCACGTCTCACTTTCTCTGGCGATACGTTATGAGCTCTCTTGAGCTTCATCTTCTCATCAAATACCAGGCGAAAGTAAACACGATTGTGCACAATTAACTGCTCGGTGACTGCTCGTGCAATCTTTTTGATGTTGATTTTCTTCTCGAATGTGTAGAGGTCAAGTAAATCCTTGGCTGTTGCGCCCTCAACTTTGATGTCGAAGCCACCACCAATGACAGCATTGGTCTTGTAGTCCACGATGGCACCATGAAGTGGCGAGCTGAACACCATTTGATTGAGTAGCTCTGGATACATATTGTCCTGGCCAAATGAAATCCATCCAGCAGTTGTGTATCTGCCGTTGACGTATGGCAAAGAAAGGTTTGCGCCACCAACTTTCAAGAATGGTGTGCTGAATGCCTCATAATTTGGCGAGATGACTTCCATCTCTGCTGGTTTTTGTGCTCTGAATCTATCGAATATGCCCATGATTAATCGTAAATTGATGATGTCGATGCGCCACTCACAACCATTCTGCCCTCTTCAATCACAACGCCAGTAGTGTCGCTGATTTCTGTTGGAGGTATGGTGGATTCGTACACCGAGTATGTATATTGTCCCTTCATTAGCTCGACATCAACGGGCTCATCCAAATAGAATAGGTTGAATCTCTCTGGATAGTCGGAGTCGTCTGGAGCTGTGAAGAGTATTGGGTCGGATGTTGGGTTCATTTCGTTCTGAAAAACGAACAAATAATATGGCGAGCTCAATGTCGACACCTCTGTCAGTGTCAGCACAATTGAATTCACTTCTCCCTTGTTAATGTAAATCATTTACTTATATTGCAATGAGGTCAAATTTTGTTCACAAAAAAACCCCATCCGTATAGAATGGGGCAATCAAATCAGATTTACTTTGGTTTGGAATTACTAAAGTGATACAAATATAATAAAAAAAGCCACCCGTTTGGATGGCTCTTTATAGTAGGTTAATTAAGATTAAGCAATGACAGCATTCACAGCAGCCTCTTCGATTTCATATGATAAGAAAGCATCTTCCGAGACGAGTGTAACGGAGTACTTACTACCATCTGCACGAGTAGTGCCAGAACCTTCACCAACAGCACTCAACTGAAGGAAAGGGAAGTACCAATACTTGCAA